ATTTTTCTTTATCGTCGTCATAACCACCGTTAAGGCTTTCAACCTTTTTGACGAGATTTTCCATGCTGGATTTACGCTTAGATTTAAGTTCTTGTATGCTCATTGTATGTTCCTTGTATGTGCTTTAACCACTGTAGATATCATAGATATAGCTTTTGTATATTTCTGTTCGAACGCTGATAAATGGTCGATACTTTATCAGCTTTCTATTTACATCATCCCAAAGTGGGTCTTTGAGATAACTACCCCAATACTTACAGCCGTCGATCAATTTATCGACTACCGACAGCGTGTCAAGGGATATCTTACCCGAAAAGTAATCTGAAATTATTTCGGGGTAGCCTTCTTTGACGATGATCGCTTGGTCGAAGTTTTCGTACTGCTTGATTTCTTCTTTGAAGCTGTAGTCGAAGCTTTGCTGGTACTTTTGCCACCTTTTGTGGATTTGCTCACCTCTTTCAGAGAGGATGTCGGTGACGAAGAAATTTGGATCATTTGCGAGTACAGAAACAAGGAGAGTCTGTACGCTTGATTTGCTGGCCATTTTACTAAAGAGATAATTATCTCTGCGATTTTCGAAAGACTTTTCATTTGCCCTTACCTTTCCGTTGTATTTAAAAAAATCATATTCATCCGAAGTGAAGTGTCGTTTCAGTGCTAAGTAGAGCTTGTAGCATTTGAATGGTGTCACAATATCGCCGTATTTGCTTCCTTATGAAGGAGATTATACCTTTGACTCTCAAGTTCCAGCTTAATTTTTAACACTGGATTTTTCTTAATCATCTTATATATAATTTCTTCTTCAAGATTTTCACGTTTCATAATCTCCATGATAGCTTCCATGTAGGTTATGTCAGAACCAATTACCATATCTTCAACGGCAAGTCCAAATTTTCTGTATGTTTCTACTGCATTTTTCATATATTATTTCAAATGAGACCTAATTCAAGTCTTGCCTCAAGATACTCCTTTACAATCCCACTTCTTACAACATCGTTTATTCCCATTTCTACGTGAGTGAACGAAGGCATCAATCGAATTATTTTAAAAAGATTAGTGATTCCACTTTCTTCCTGACCCTTTGTAACAAAGTCAGATTGTCTAAAATCACCGCAGAACAAAATTCTAGAACCCTGCCCCATGCGAGTAATGACCGTTGATATTTCATGATCATTTAAATTTTGAACTTCATCAATTATGACAACATGATTATCCCACGTTACTCCTCTTAAAAATGATGTTGGAGCAAACTCAACCATCTTTCTCATTTTAAGCTGAGTGTATGCATCATCCCTGTCAAAAAGCTTGGAACATATTTCATAGTAAGGTTCTTCATAAGATCTCATCTTATCCTTTGCGGATCCGGGAAGAAAGCCAACTTCTCTAGATGAAACAGCACTTCTTACAATAAGAACCTTTTCAATATTAGATTCTGACAAAAGATCTTTAAGTGCCAGATAAAGACTAATAAAAGTCTTACCAGTACCCGGAAGTCCATGAACAAAAATATGTTTTTTCTGGAAATATTGACTGAAAATCTTTTTCTGGTTTTCAGTCTTTGGTCTTACGCTTTCAAGATGTAATGTCTTTTCAAAAGTTTGTCTTTTCTGTTCTTTAATGTAATTGGCATTTTTTTGTTTAATTTTTCTAGCCATTCAAAATCCTAAAATGTATTAACTGTGCTACCTTTGTGGGCCTTTTTAGTTTCTCTTAATAGATCCCTAAAATTATCATCCGGTTTTATTCTTCCCATTGTATGGGGATCCGTAAATCCGGGAGTAGCAAGACAAAGTTGAAGATTTTTATTTTCTTCTAGATATTTCTCTCTATCTGAGAAAGACATGATTTCTGATGAAATCTCACCAGTGTCTTTATCTTTAAACGTGTATAATGGCATTAATTCCACTTATCCCTGTAATCATCCATGTAAGGATCATTCTTTTTCCTACTCAGATTCTTTTGTCTTTTATGTTTTTGAAAACTAATGTCTTCAAATTCTTCATAATATTGTTCTTCAACTATATCTGTTTTTTTATTAGATCGTCTTTTCATTGGAATAGGTCCGGGAAGGCTCTTTCTGTTAGTTTCTGGGTTACGTTTTTAACCGGAATATCTTTGTCTTTCATTCCAACTAAAATTTTAGCATCGTCTTTATCTACAGTCTCTAGCATTCCAATAAACAAACTTTCTCTCTTAAGATCATTAATGTTCTTGTTTCCGCCTTCAATAAAAAGATAAAGCTTTTTAGAATGATAATAAAGATTTCCTTGTTGATCAGGAAAGTCGTTTTCTTTGTAAGGAGGTGTACCCTCCGGTAGAAGAAACTTAATTCTAGGATCAAATGCATACTTTAAAATAGCTCTAAGAGGGTTGTTACCTCTGTAACTACGCATAACCTTAACACGGTCTTGGAACGAGGCTTGCTCACCAATCTCATGTAAGATTTCAGATATACTTTTTCTAACCATTGTCTTCCTTGTTTTTCAAATATTCTTTAGTGATTTCAATCAATTTATCTCTATATTTATTATTTACAGAAACGAAGAGATGTGTATTGATGCCGTCTTCAGTGTATCCAATGGGATCATATAAATTGTCAAATACAATAGACAGATCATAATCAACATTTTCAAGAAGACAAAATACTGCGTAAAGAGACTCCTTTACCATTGCCAATCTAGGCTGAAGCTCGTTAAAGAATCCTTCATCCTCCGTATCAACACCATCCATATGTCCACTTCTTTCTATGATTCTCATTAGAATCCCAAAAAGCTCGTTAGACATCTCATCACAATAAGACGATTTGAGACTCAGAATATTATTATCAACATCAGGAGTATTCTGAGTCTCAGCGGATTTACCAAAACTAATTACATTATTAGAGTTCATTTCTTTCCCATAAAATATTATTCAACATCTGATTCCATTCTTGAATTCTAACATCCCAAGAGTAATAATTATCATAGTATAGTTTCTGCTGGACGATCATAGGCTCAGCATCATCTTTATTCGCTGTTAGCGTCTGAATCATATTGTCCAAAATACTAGTAAACATATTTGCATGCTTATTGTGACTTGGGGTCCATTGGTACGTAATTCCCCAAGATGCAGCAGTTTCAGGAAGAGCCGCATAATTTGGCGCAAGCATAAGACACCCTGCATCTAAAGCTTCGATTGCACAGAGACATGATGTTTCAGGCCAAATATTTGGATATGCAAAAATGTCAGCCTTTGCCAAAGCTTCTCTAACAACAGAGTTAGGTTGTGTCCCGTGATAATTAATCTTGGGGTGCTGTTTGCACTTATCAAAAAGATCTTGATAAGGCTCATCACGCTCGGACCAACCATAAAGATTGAAGCTAGAGTAAACATCAAGCTCAATATTTTCATGCTTTTCCGCAAGATACTCAAAAGAAGGAAGCAGAAGTTCTAGTCCACGATGTGGTGTGGAATGATAAATCAGCCTAACAATTCCATCTTTTGGCTTCTCTTCAAACTTAATTGGTTCGATTGCATTTTTAATAACATAACAATCCTCCCAATTAAGGCCATAAGTATGAATGTATTCATTCATTTGCCAGTTTGAGACAAAAACAAACTTAGCAAATCTATCTCTACTTTCTTTATCTGCTAGATGCTGAGACTCTGGATCGTTAGGTAAATCGTGAAGCCACAATACAGGGATCTTATCTTCTTCAATATCCCGTACTCTAGAACAAATAATCTGAAATTTGTCTTTTAATTCTGGTTCAAGTCTTTCAGCTAAAGCAGTTGCCATGAGTTCAGTTCCGCCCATAGCATTCTCACTCAATTCATTTCTTTCAATTTCTACCATTCTATCCCTTAAGTAGCATTCTATTTACTGATTCAGTTAATTCCTGATAACCACCAACTTTATGACCATCCAAAACAACAATAGGAACAGTCTTTACACCGGGAAACATCTCAAACAACTCAGTTTTAGAAACATCTCGGCCTAAAACATACTCCGTATATGTATGACCCTTTTCAATAATTAGTTCTTTTGCTTTTACACAGTAAGAACAATTCTCTTGAGTGTACACAACATAGTTATTCATTTCTTAACTCCTTATTTGTCATAAATAACAATAAACCTATTTAATGTCAACAGGAGTCAACATGTGTGTTGTAGTTGCAAAATATCTACCGGAATATGGTTGGGTTCTCGCAAAAAATAGAGATCGTAACTATAAGCCTGTTGTTTCTATTAAACAGTCAAATAGAAACGGTATACAAAGACTGTATATGCAAGATGATAAGACACGTTATACTGAAGGTGTAAATGAATATGGCGTAGCTATTCTTTCTGCATCCATCATGGTCAAGAAAGATGAGAAAGAAGGTGTTGCTGCTGGCTCTGACGATCAATCCGAAAGAACATATTATGCACCCGATGGTATCAGAATAAGAACTGCTCTCTTTAGAAAGACCGCAAAATCTGCTTTGAATACTCTTATTAAACTACAGATTCCCGGCAATACACTTATTGCGGATGATAATGAATGCTACATTCTTGAGGGTGCATTTAAAGATTATCACACAACAAATAAAAAATATGAGTACACTTTCAAAAAACTAAAAAAGACAGACGGTATCGTAAGAACCAATCATGGTATCGATATGCCTTGGGCTGGTTATCAGAACAATAAAGACAACCCACATGAAAAAGCTTCTCGTAAGTCTTCAGAGACTCGTATGGCAATTGTCCTAAAACAATTAAAATCGATCAAGACACCAGAAGACATGCTACAAGTTCTTTCTTCCAGACCCGAAAAAGATCCTCAGATGAACCCTATTCGTATGGATGAAAAAAGAAAGGCAATGAAGACTACAGGTCAATTGCTGTGTATTCCAAAAGAAAGAACCCTTCATTATCGCCCAACATATTCTGAAATAACACTTAAGAATTATAACACTCTTAATAATCAGAAAAGTAAGACATTTTTCGAAGTTATTTCCTCACGCAAACTTTTTGATATTTGAGGATATAAAATGATTAAAAAGATTCTATTTGTAATAGCGTTCTTCATGTTTTCTAACATTGCATTTTCACAAACTGACCCAATAGTAACTGAAAATTACACAGAGAGTACTGTTGATACAACATCAGAATCTACATCGACTATAATTTCAGCACCACCTTCTGCTATTTCACCAAGTATAAATTCTTCAAATTCAGACTTATGTACAATCGGAATTTCGGGGGCTGTGCAAACACAGATTCTTGGTATATCTGCTGGATCCACCATCAGAGACATGAACTGTGAAAAGCTTAAAAATGCTAAGACACTATATGATATGGGAATGAAGGTGGCGGCAGTGTCAGTAATGTGCCAAGATCCTAGAATTTTTACAGCTATGATGGATGCAGGTACACCATGCCCTATCGATGGAATGATTGGCGAACAGGCAAAAACTGAATGGGATAAGCCCATTAACCAAGAACGTAGACCAGACGCACGAAATAGTGGAGGCATTAATGTTGACCCGGACACTCGTACTACTCTCATCGGCAGTGCTGTTGTTGTTGGCATCTTGGCGTTGCTCTTGGGCGGATAGTATATATGGTGTAACAAACAACGCCGCACAAAATGCACTTTCTTGGTCAATGACTGGAGTGCTACCAGACTTTTCAGCACCAACAGTTACATTACAAGTAAATGGTGTTGTCTACTACTACGTTATGACAAAAGAAACAAATGATAATGCTAAGGTCTACGTGCGTAACGTAGATACGGTCAACGGTGGCTACATTTTTGAAGAGGTTGATGATTGGTCAGGATTACCAAGCAACTCAATTCAAAAGAATTTTAGGTTTACCGGAATACCGGGTGAGCAATGGGGACAGGGTAGTATTACTGTAGAAGGTGATGGAACTGTCACTGATCCTTCTATGACGTATTCATACAGAATGGATATCGCAGAAGATTCATTAATATGTATTAATCCTCTTTCAAATCCATCATGTCCCGGTTTTTTGGATGCTGTTTATAAATACCTAAACAGTATTACTGAGTTAAACTCTGATAATGACCTTTACGAATACTGGCTAGAATTACAAGAAGAAAAAGGTGTTAAAAACGAAAGTGAAAACTTAGTTGTTTTAGAAGAATCAAACGATGAACTTCAAACACTTTTAATGACAGACCCTTCTGTTGGTGGATTGATTGACCTAAAACAACAGAATAACACCTTTAAAGAACTTTCTAATATTACTCTAATTAATCCATATTATGATGTTGAGTTTGATAGTAATGAATATTCTGATAAATATGAAATCGAAGATGAACAATTACCTGATAATAACAGGGCGTTGAGGCAACTGGCACGAAGTGCCAAATATTATTCTATGGTACGCTCTCAATATGATAGAGAAGAATTAACCGGAGAATAAAAATGTTAAGAACTACTTTCATGCTATCTGCTATTTTTTTAGCAGGGGTTTCTAGTGCAGAAAATGTTCCGATAACAGGAAACGTGTCCTCAAAATGTAGCATTTACACGGATACTGCTGGCGTATATGGAAACCCAACTCCCGATTCATTAAGCACAGATCCTGTAGATGGGGGAATATTCCCTGTCGTTCGTTTCGATGTTACATCAGCAGACTATTATAAGGCTAAAGTTTCTTGGCCACAATCGTTTGCGTCTTCCCCAACTTTAACTGATGCTCTTAATTGGGACGGAGAAGTAACAGTATCACAGACATCTAATGCATCACAGTCTGGTTACGAAACTGATAAAGTTGAATACGAAAACGTAACTGAATATGATCTAACGCAGTCTGGTGCTGTATGGTTTCAGATCGATTCGGAAGTATCCTACGGTGCAGGAAAGTCTTTTCCGGGCGGTCAGTACTCTGCAAATATAACCGCAGAGTGTATTGCAAAGTAATGAAGACCTTTATTGCAGCAGTGGTGGCATTATTAATGTCTACTACCGCTAATGCACATGAATGGACACCCACTTATCCTAAATTTAATCCATCCTTCCTAGAAGGCGTGGTTACAACAACTATGACTCTTTTTAATAAAAGAAAAGACATAGAATACTATGAGGTTTCTGTATTTGACAAAGACTGGAAAACAATTCCTTTTGCGGCAAATTATAAAATAGTGAACGTACCATACTTAGGTCGTAAAACTATTAAAATTTACTTAAGAGAGATAGATTGTGATCGTATTGAATACATATGTACGTCTTCTAAAAGAGTTTTAGAAGACAACGTTTCATCTGGAATTGATTCTAGAATATGTTCAAAGGTGTAGTTATGAACAGATATAATTTTATTAAACTAATTTTATTGTCTCTAGTAATTATTTTGTTTTGGTCTTCTGTCTCATTTGGACAATCAAGTAGTTCTTTAAATCTATCGATACCGACTGCTCCGGGAAGTTACCAATCAGACAGATTCAAAGCTGGTGATCTAGACTGCACTAACGCAATTGGTTCTGCTACTAATTTAGAATTTGGCGTAACAGGAATTATTGGTAGAGGATATACAGATCCTCTGAATGGTTACGTTGACTCAAGGGTAGGTGACGTTGGTGTTTTTGCTCGAATTATTATTCCATTAGGCAAAAAACCTAAGTCTAGAGTGGATTGCAACAGGCTATATGAACTTGAACTGCGAAAAAAGCAGCTTGAAGTAATGAGACTAGAACAAGAAATTCAACAACTTAGAGCCTTACAATTTCAAGGCTAATGGAGATAACTATGTACGAATATAAATGCAAAATTCTTAAGGTGGTTGACGGTGATACTGTAGATATTGATATAGATCTTGGATTTGGTGTGTGGATGCACAAAGAAAGAGTTAGAATGATGGGTATTGATACCCCAGAATCTAGAACAAGAGACTTAGTAGAAAAACAATTTGGTCTAGCTAGTAAAGATAGACTAAAAGAAATTCTTCCCGTTGGGTCTTCTCAAATTCTAAAAACTGAAATTGATAGAAGTGGAGAAGACGCAAAAGGTAAGTTTGGTCGTATACTTGGCGACTTTTTGATTGAAGAAAAAAGAGCTACAGAAATCCTTATCGAAGAGGGTCATGCCGTTCCTTATCATGGTCAGAGCAAGGATGACGTTCATGTACAGCATATGGCTAACAGAGAGCGTCTTATAAACGAAGGTAAAATAACTCTTGAAGGAGAAAAATAATGGAAAATAAGAAAGAAATTCAACAGCCTATCGATATGCCAGAGGGCAAGATGGAGCTTTCGCTTAGAGTTCTGAGTAATGAACTAATCGGTATCAAGATGTCTGTCGATGATATGAAAATGAAATGGGTTATTATCGGAGTCGGTGCTATTGGTGCAATGCTTTGGGCAGCAGCAGCATTTGGTCCACAACTCACTTCTGCCTTTAGTAGCACAGGCTTAGGAGGCTAGTATGGCCGGTAAAACATTACAACAAGATTCGATATATAATCAATTCGATGTTGATGGTGACGGTGTACTAACCGACGAAGAAATGGCTAGAGGTGAGAAACTTATTCAGATTGAGAATGAAGATAAGAGACAAGACGCACAAAGAAACATGGCATGGTTTGCATTGGGTGGAATGTTACTTTATCCATTTGCAATTATCCTAGCTAGTGTCCTTGGATTTGAAGGTGCATCTGGTCTTTTGAAAGATATTGCACCTACATACTTTGTATCTGTTGCAGCTATTGTTGCTGCTTTCTATGGTAAAGAGGCTTTAACAGCAAACAAAAAATGATTTCAATTTACGAAGATACAGAAGAAGATCTATATTGGAAAACTGCGGACCCAGATGAACTGTGGGTGGTGGATAAACTTATCCTATCACGTAAACTTGGTTACATCTGTGGTCCGGTAGGAACTGATGTTCCAGAGCCAAATCATTATATTGTTAGACCATGTGTTAACGCACTCGGTCTTGGTCTTGGTGCTAAAAAACTTTGGATTGAAAAGTATACGTTAAACTTAAATGTTGGCCACTTTTGGTGTGAGTGGTTTGAGGGTAGACATCTATCAGTAGATTATGAGTACGGCCAACAGTCTCTTTGCGTAGAAGGAATTAAGTCAGAAGATACATTTGTTAAATGGGATCGATGGGTAAAGACAGACGATCAAGTACCTTTTCCTGAACTATTAGAAGAGTTTAAAGATAAGCCCAAAATAAACTGCGAATTTATTGGCGGAAAACTAATTGAGGTGCATTTTAGATCTAATCCTGATTTTCGCAAAAACATCTCAGAATTTATTCCTGTCTGGAAAGAACAACAAACATCTCCTCCAAATGGGTATGATTACATAGAAGACCCTGACATTCATGATAGAATAGGAGCATTTGTGAAATGGCAGAAAAAGATTTAGGTGACGAATTAGAAAAATTAGAAGATGGTATTGAGAATCTTAAAAACAAACAGTTTAAAATTCTCGGAATAAAAGTTACTGCAATTACTGCGGGTGCAGCATTTGGTGTTTTCAGTACTGTTATTGGTGGTCTTTATGGCGCATTCACTGTTTACAACGATTACATGGATATGAAAGATATGATAACAACATATGTTGCACCAGATCTTTCAGGTATCGAAGAGCAGCTTTCTGTTATTCAAGAACAAATGAATGCAACTGAAGATGCAGTTCTTCAGGCTACTGACTATGCCAGAGATATTAGAAATGATTTAAAGGGCGATGTTATCAGAGTAGAAGACTTGGTTGACCGTCTCAAAGATGACGTTAGATCATCCGAAAAAGAAATTAGAGAAATGATCGACTTGGCGGATCAAAGATTCGACAACAAACGAGATCAGTTATATCAAGACACAGATAGAGAAATGAGAGAATTAGAAAGAAGAATGAACGATAAAATACAGATATCGTTAGACAATCCACTTTCTAACTAATAATCTTATTAATATGATCTTCGAACTTCTCTACTTTATCTAATCTATCAGGCCAATAGATATAATCTTTTTCAGGATTCTTTTTTAGATTAGAGAGTAAAGGAGATATAGCGTTGTATAATTTGTTTAGCTTTTCTTCATACGTCGAGGCACTTGCTGAAGCTTCTTCAGCTTCTGCTGTTACCTTCTGAAAAGATTCTAACTCAGACTCATCAACTGCCGAAAAACCAAAATCAAAAAAATCGTCTGCCATTAGTCTAAAATTGCAATGCTCGTTGCATTTGCACCTGCACCAGATGCAAACAAAATATCAGTAGAATCTTTTCTTACAAATGCTTCACCGTCAGCAAACATGCTAAAGGTGCCAATCTTAGTATTTGAGGAATTTGATCTTGTAATTGTAAGATCACCAGCAGAAAGATTTACTAATCTTACCATTGTAGCTGTACTGACAGTATTTCCTACAGTAGCACTAAGAGCAAGTTCAGTAGATAAAGGTTTAATTACTTTTGACATAGAAGCCTCCATTTTTCCTTATTTATACAAGAAATGGTGCCGCCACGGGGACTCGAACTCCGGACCTGATGATTACAAATCAACTGCTCTACCAACTGAGCTATAGCGGCACTATTTTAATTAGGTCAATGACTTAAAGTTACATTAACTTTAATATTATCACCAACGTCATAGATACCACCTACAACAGAAGAACCGTAGTAACCATTCCACTCGTAGTAAATTGTGTAGTCGCTAATAACAGAATTGACACGATCAACGTAAGCTATATTGCAAACTTTTTCATCTTTATAGCCAATAATCCTAGTTTTCGTTCCTCTGTTTGCTTCAGCTACAGCAACACCACCAAGAACACCACCAACGATTGCACCTTCATCCTTTTTGGTAACTGCCTTTCCTAGAAATCCTCCAAGCAAAGCACCACCAAGAACTTCAAGTCCTGTTGCACCGTCTTTACGAACTTCTTGGTAGACAGGAACCTTTTGAAGGGTGCATACGTTTTGTGGAGTAGAAGATACCACCTCTACCCAATTAGGAATTACGTTTGTTACCGTAGCCATAGCTGTATCAGCTACAGCACTAATGGGTGTAAGCAAAAAAACAGAACCGATTAACAAATTCTTAATCATGTGAAATCCATATCTACCTTAACCCATTCGAGATTATTCTCACCATCAACGTAAGGGATTTCTACGTCGTTATATGAATCTAGCAATAGCGAAGAGGCATCACCAGAAATTTCTACCAGAGCAATGTTACTAAGTGTGGATACTTTAATATCGTAATCACCAGTGATTAGATTAGGTTCGTCTTCCTGAATCCATTCATTAATTGCTTCTAGTGTTTTATCAGCATCAACACCTTGAGTGTCTTCGATTCTATAATCAATCCCCATCTGAGGATCTTGAAAAATTTCTGAATCGTGAAGATATGTAATGGACGGTACTTCTTCTTCTTCTTTATCATTAAAAAAGATATCATATACACGCCACATTGAATATCCCGTAACAAGGGCGGCAACACCAACAGACAAACCAATTATCATTCAAGTCTCCTAAAAATACATCAATTGTATTTATTTACTTGAATACTATTTATTTGTCAAATTTGAAGGAATGGCCCACCCTTCAGGACTCGAACCTGAAACCTATCGCTTAGAAGGCGATTGCTCTATCCAGTTGAGCTAAGGGTGGTTATCTCTTCCGAAGGAGCTTTGCTTCGGATTTCGAGATACTACCATTATCAACCCACATGTCAATGATGTTATTCTTAGAATCAGGACTAATCATGCCCCATTCTCTGATGATAGCTGAACGTCCACGCCGTTCTGCCCACTCGTTAAAACCTCGCACAGGTTTTGCTCCTTGTAACATTGAAAGTAATATGCAGAATATTCTAATACCTGCTGTGAAGGAAACCATCTCTTCTAAATTTACCGTACATAATCTGTCTTTGTCTGTGTTCACAGTCTACAAGATCTGTGCTTTTGGAGAGGTAGTATTCCTCATCCGACATAGACATTCTTTCTCTAATATCTTTTAGCTTGTTACTAATAGATTTAAACACCCATTCTTCTCCTAATTTCTTCAACCGCCTGATTATCAGACAGACCCATTTTCTTGATAGCTTGAATATCGTTTTTGTATTCCACTCTAAGAAAATGATCAAAAACATTATCTCTATTGTGAATCTTATTTTTAATTGTTTTTATGAATCCGAACATGTCACTCTCCTTTGAATACGTTATTACTTAGTATACAAAGGGTTGTATTTACAGTGTCGGATTAAGGAATAACCTTTGCGCTATTTGCAAAGAACCTCTAAAAATAGATCGTAAGAAGTAAAATTCCAAACGTCATTGTAGGTAATTCCGAAACAATCAAAGTCCTTAAGGTTGTGTAAAACAAACCTACCTTTACGGTTGAACTTCATAAAAAGAAGATTAACATCTCCTTCATCTGCAACATCAAGAAGTTGTTCTATCCACTGATCCAATTGCGGTATCTTTGTGTTTAAAAACAACCTATGAAATGCAAATTCTTTGTACGACTTACATTCAACGTTCCATTTGGAATACGAAGGTCCGGGAATAATA